AATTTAAGCTTAGTAATGCTCAAAGAGCATTTGAGCTAAAAATGAATCTATATCGACTCACAAATGAAAATATAGTTGAAATAACTAAAACATATGAAAAGTACTCTAAATTAATCTCGGAATATGAAAATGTTAATAGTATTTTACTAGAAAAAGGTGATCCAGATGCTTCAACTATTTCAAATAGTCTAGAAAATCTAAAGGATCAAAAGAAAGAACTTTTTAAACAAATCGAAGGACTAGATCAATTTGGTATATCTTTATCAAATACTAACTTTAGTAACCTTGATGAATTAGAAGATAAAATAAATCTATCTATTAAGATTTTGGTTCAATCCGCTATAAATAATGTTGGCTCGTTGAACATAGAAGATTCCTTTAGAGCAGTAAAAAAAGTAAAGAATATTTCTTAATTTGATACTACGAAAAAATAATGAAGGCGCTTTAAGCGCCTTTTTAGTTTTTACGTCTCGACTGCCGCTGCTGCCTTTGAATATTCAGGTTTTCAAGAATAGGCATCACTTCATTCGGATCGTAAAGATGCTTGCCATCAGTCCCTTTATTGAATGGACGAAGCTCATCAATAATCAATTTACGAGACAGGCTATAGCGCTCCATTAACCATGCTGCAGTAACACGGTTCGGTATTTCCTCAGCTTTCATTTCAATGACTTTCCCAACATTAGGGATGATCTCATGAATGAATACCTGAGGTGGTTTTTCTGCTTCAACAACGACTATATATTTTCCCATAACTTTACCTATCTAATTACCCCTAAATACTGCAATGTTCTCAAGAGTGACCGCAGAGGGTCAGCAATACAGTCACTCATGTAGAACATCGCAGCTCTAAAATTGTTTTACTTTCTCCAAGTCGCTTCTTTAAATTTTGCCTCATCCACCAAGCTGTCGATTTGAGATGGGTTCACATTGTCGTAGTAATGATTCATTAGGTTGCCGAACACAATCAGTGTTCGGGCAGTAGAGGAGTAACGGAAGCTCATTAGGCAATTTCTCCCTTAGCAAGCTTTTCAATTTCAACTTGAACGGCTGATAGTTTCGCCACTTCAATTTGCATGAGTGAATCTATTCCTAAGTATTCACATACGGTTTTAACGTCTAAACCACGCTCATCTATAAAAGCTTGTAATTGATCCCGTTGCTTATCACTAATGCCATTAAATTCGGGTGGACTAATCCATGAGTTCCTTTCTTTGTCGTACTGGCAGTTCAAGGCTTTAGCACGCATTAACATTGTTTGACGCATGTTCTGGTAATACATGTGTTCTTTATCAAGTGATTCAGTTAATTGATTCAGATCACCAGCATGCTCGGCTTCTTCACAGCTTTGTTTCCAGTTTTCTAGCTCTTCTTGAGCTTTAGCTGCTGCAAGTTGAGTAGGTGTTAAGGTGTTGATGTGATCTTTAGCTTGAGTAATCAGATCAGCCAAGAAAGTAGGATTAGCTTTAAGATCTGGTACCCATACTTCGCCAGTTTCTCCTCCCAGTGCACCCGAGTTTTTTGCATGATGGGTAGGGGATGGTTTAAAGCTAATTACACGGGCATTCTTACCTTCGCCTGTAGTAACTGTTGTTAAATAACCCATGATGTCGGCAATACGGTAAAGCTCATTACGGTTTTTACCGCCTAGGTCTGGTCGATAAATAATTTGATCACCGTTTTGATCTTCTGAAGCATGCGCAATGAAGACAACATCTTTGCCTAGACTGATTAAAGTGTTGATGTATTGCTTGAACGTTTGATTCGCTAAACCTTGAGCTTTTAATTTTAAAGAACCATCTTTTTGACGGTTATTAGCAGTTAGCAATAGATGGGTTTTAATGCATTCAAGCATTGCGCCAACGGTATCAATAACTACGGTTTTATAAGGTGCTAAGTCTTGAGGAGTTAGGTTTGCTACATCACTCCATTGTTGAACCTGTACAACCGCACCACGACGTAATTCACCAGTACGATGAGCGCCACGGTCAAAGTCAAAAGATATTGCTTTTTCCGCAGTAAAGCCCATTGACGATTTACCCAAACCCGGATCAGCGTATAGATACACAATAATTGCTTGAACTAATAAAGTTTGGTCAGCAGTAATAATAGGTAGAGCCATTTTTCTTATCCTTATTTTGAACCTGTAAAGCCGCGCTTTTTCTTATAAGCTTTGCGGTCATTTGAAGGAATGTGTGAGGCAGCTAAATCCTTAGCAAGTTGCTTTGAGCGCTGGAAGCTAATCTCATTCATTAAGGATGCATAAACCTTAGGGCGCTTCGCCTTAAACTCTTCAACATTTAAAGGAGTCTTCACTTCACCTTTTACTGTGTACAGAACACTGCCGTTTGCATTGGCTGCGTAAACAGTCCAGCCAATACGTACAGAGTAGAGACCAGTTAAGCGGTCGAGACCGATATAGGCTTTAATACCGTCTGGATGTGGTTTGAATTGAGCATTCATGATTAGCCTCCCATCATCCAAGATGCAGTGGCTACAGCAATCACCCAAAGAACGAATGAAAGGGCAATGAATATAAGGAAGTCGATGACGTTCGCTTTAATGGTTGCGAAACGAGAAGGGCGCTGTTCTTCAACAGTAGGGTGTTGATATAAGCGTGATGTGGTTTGACTAGGAATAGGGTTTTGTTTCATACTTACCTCGCGTAATGCAAAGCCCCGTTGCCGTCCAAAGTTCCGGGGCTTTTTGTTGTCTACGAGATAAATATGAACTATTGGTTCAATTTAGTCAAGAACCGATAGTTCAAATATTGGGATTTTGATGTATAAGGTCGTTTATATTTTTCATTACTTCACTGTAGCTATCAGAATTAAGTAAAGAATATTTAGGATTCTCAAGTTCATGAATTTTGAAACCTTCTTCTTTAGTATTTGTTGCTAAAGTCTCCATACCTAAAATAACTTGGGTAAACCCAATAGATGAAATCACCTGTACAATTTTATCCAAATTTTCTATATCTTGACCATTTTGCTGAATTGTATCGATGACTATTGGAAATAGAGGAAAGTCGGTGAATTCAAAATTCATAAAGATATAGGCTAAATGAATTGCGAGTATGCTTCGACTGCTTGAGCTTCCACTTAACTTTGGCTTTAAATGCACGCGAGTAGGCACAGTTTGTGATTCAATCTCTAATTGATTATAAAAATATTTAATATGAGTTTTTAGTTTGTCCTTTCTTTCTTTTACTGAGTTTGAACTGTCAATACTTTCAATGCGAGTTTGATTTTCAAGAATAGTTGTATTTATCTTATCAATATCACTAAGTATATTGGTGATGTTAAAATCTATATTTGATCTAATATTTTTAGATGAATAACTATATAAAATATCGTTGAAAGTATAGCTTTCACTTACTTTATTTTCTAATTGATTCTCAAAATTTTCTATTTCATTGTTTATAAGATTTAACTTGTTTACAGCAGCATTCTGTTGCTTTTTTAAGTCATCTAATTGCTGATTAAGGAAAAATATATTTTCTTCAATACCTTGTATATCAAACTCTAAAGCAAGGTTGGCTTTAAGTGTTTTTTTATGATGTGTACCACAAGTAGGGCATTCTATTAAAGTTTCATTAGGAATCTCATTTAAAACAGATAAATCAGCTAAAGATTCATTGTGTAAAGTAACTGCACTTTTAAGTAAATTTCTTACTTTATATCGCTCGGAAATAATATTTGTTACTTCATTCTTTAGTTCATCTTGTAGTTTTTTTGACTTCAATAATATTTCAGAACTTTCCTCTATCGTCTTAATAAATAAATTCTCATTGATTTCAGGTAAATGATCAATCTCTTGATAACTTTCTAGTAACTCATTTTTTGACTGATTATAAATTTTTATTTTTAATTCATATTCTTTTTTTGAGCTAATTAATTGTTTTTGCTTCTGTTTTAGTATAATGGTTTCATTTGATATAATACCTGTAAAATGTTCAATAACTTGTTGGTAAAAATCAATATAACGGTTTAATCCTTCAAAAGGTCCTACCCATTTTGTGGTCCAACTTGTATCTTGAT